TCATCAGTTAGTTCAACTGGTATACAATAAATTTCATAAGGGCTAATCAAACCCATTTTAACACACTGATCCATAGTAATCTGATATACAACAGGGGCTAGCTTTTGTAATCTGACTAAATACAATGGATCTTCTGGAGGTGTTGCTGTTAAACAAAGCAGCTTATTATAAGTATTATTAGTAAAAGCTTGAATGTAAACATCTGACAACCCTAGATGTACTTCATCTGCTACTATAATCTCATAATGCTTGTTTTCATACTTACAAGCTGATTGATAACATACTATTTCAACATCATCTAATATGTCTTGATACCCCCATTTCTCAAATTCTAATTTAAACTGGTCTTGTAATTGTGTAGTTGGGACTAATACTAAAGCTTTACCTCCCCATTTTCTAAGGATTTCTCCAGCTCCTAATACTCCAACTCTACTTTTCCCAAAACCAGTACCTGCGAATACAGACCCGATAAAGTTATTTGACTGCCACGCTCGCAGTGCTTTCCTCTGTTCTGTATTCTTTAATTCTAAGCTTTGCTGTAATGTCAGTTTCATCTTTTTTAACTATTAATTTAATTGCATTAGTAACATCATTAAGTACTATTTTATCAATAAACAATCCTTCAAATATTTCATCAACTTTACCTAGATCAGTAGAAGATTCTTTCTCATCTCCTACTCCCCAAATAGCAGGAGCATAAAGACATGGGCCTCCAAAAATATCAATCATAATTACCTTATCATCGTTATCTTTAGCAACATACATATCTCTAGTAATATTGTATTCAAAATTACCAATTAACATAATACTTTGTTCAGCTTTATTATAGGTCATAATGATCTCTATACCTTCACTGTTTTTGTAAACTGTTTGCATTTTGTTATACATACTGACAAATATCATAAATAGTTTGACCTTCAGCTCTACGCACATGATTTATGAGTAAGAATAAATGTTCTATCTCATCATAACCAAGACGCTTCTTTTCTCCTTGTTTCCACTTAAACTTATACCCATCACCATCATTAATCATAGTTACAAGTAATTCACCTTGACAATCTTCAGACCATGTCTCATTAAGACTACGGTGTAACTGATACATAGTACCATCATCAGTATCTGTTTCTGTGATAATGTACTCAACACTCTGACCAAGTGTTTCTATTACATAATAATTTTTCATTTTTCTTCTCCTTTTACTATATCATTAAGTTGTTCCCAAATACCTTGAGATTGTTTACCCCAGAAATGATCACAAGTAAACTTGTTATCTTTTATTTTTCCAGGCACATCCATAAAATAAGATTGATACTCATTAGGTTTTGCTGTAAACCTATAACATCTTTCTTTTACAGGACAATCAGTCCCTTCACACATTGTTATATCAGGCATCTTTGTTTTGTTTATCTAGTTCTTCTTGAATTTCATGAACATTTGGGGCATGTTCTAACCCTTTTCTTCTTGTAATTTTTGCATAAGCTGCATTGACCTGATTACACAGGTTTAAGATTTCTTTTTCATTCATAAGTTATTTTGTTTTTAAAAGTTTGTAGTCAGGACAGGATTCGAACCTGTACGTCTAAGTAATCCACTTACATTAAAGACTTATCCTCAATGGGCTTTAATGTAATAGTGCCACCACGCTTTTCTTAGACTCATTGACACATAGCGTCTACCAATTCCGCCACCTGACTAACGAGAGTTATTAAGATTTTTGAATAGGTCTTTACTCTCAAATAAACCTACGAGTAGCCAGGGAGGGATTCGAACCCACAATGCACAACCATTCTTCAGGATGAGATGCCGTTTTCTCATTACGTGCTACCTGACTATTTACACCCGACTTTAGCTTGGTGTTATGTGTTAGCAGTCCCTAAGTATCTAACACAGCTACTTGCAATAGTGTCTAGCTCACCTGCAAGGGACTCTCTCGTGGCGCTCATTACTGAGTGAGAGGTACAATTCTGTTTTAATTCTATTTTTAGACATTTTTGGTAAAAAACAGAAATTAAAATTTACTAATCTGTAAAGTAAAAAGCTACTAATTTGTAAAGTCGTAGTACAGAACCCAGTATTATACGTCACTCCGAGTAGACGTCCTTACGGAGAGTATTCCTCAACTGGGGTGAGTAGAAGCTACCTACTCTACTATCTGTACTACTTGTAAAAGATTAAATGTCCAGTTAATTTACTAAAAAACTGGACATTTTAATTACGGTTCTTGCTCAGAATTATCGTATTTAGTACGTAATCCATACCCAAGATTAAACATTTGCATATTTTTATATGCTTGTCTAGCATTGTGTTTAAGAGTTTGCTTTAAATACTTTTGTCCCCATTCCATCCATTGCTTTTCTTGCTCTGGAGTCATAGTGTATTTATTATACCATTCACCACCTTCTTTTGCTAAATCTTGTGCAGTAAGTTCATATCCTGCGATTTGCATCATAGCGTTGATTAGGTTTTCAGCAACCATTGCTTCTTTTTGCTCTCTAGTCTTCTTCGTCATAGTCATAATATTCTTCTTTAGCGCAATCTTTACATAATGGATATTCTGACAAATGCTGTTCTACTAATTCTTCAATCTCATCATCTTCAAAAGGTTCTAATGCAAATTGTGACCAGAGAACATCTTTAATCTCTTGTTCATCACAATATCTACATAATTTACTTTTTTGATTCCACGGTGCTAGTGGATCTTTATCAGCACCTGCTGGTAGATTACCCATAAGTTCTTAATGCTATTAATGTGTTATACTTAATTGGTTTCATAGTATTTTGAATACGCTCTAAATTAGTTTGTTTGCTACCTGCTGAATGAATAGCTGCTAACTCATTAAAACTGTACTCTCTGTTGGGATAAACAGAGCTCTGTATTTGGAGTTTCTGTTTAGGCCAAGACAAATCTACATCAATTGGTTCAAAATTCAAATTCTGTTTCATCATTTTCGTAATTAAATTGGTTTTCTTCTTTTGAGATTTGTAGTAATTCTGCATTACATTGAGAACATAATCCTTGTACAAAATTATGTACATGATTAATAGTGTGGAAATAATGACCGCATGCGAAGCATTCACTAGCTTCTGTTGTTGTTTGTAAATTAATCATATTGTTTTATTTAGAGATTACATGATATAAAAATCAAAAGGGTCTACCGTTGTAAACCCTCTTGACCAAAACAAAATACAAACTGAAAAACACTGTATCAAAAGTACGAGTTGTCGCAAATTTAGTAAACTTTTGCGACAAAATTTATACCCGATTGCATATAATTTTCAACTTTTTGTTAAAATTATACCCGTTCGCATATAAATTTATTTACTCCACTTTTCAGTAATAGTTGTATCTGACTTTAAAAGTCCGTTTTTAATTACAGCTAATGCTGCTGTTTCCATCAACTCTGTCATTTGAGATTTCCACTCTTCAGCAAAACCTTTAGGACAAATTGTGTCTATCTGATCATGCACAGTCATAACAATCTTAACAGGTAAATTATTTTCTTCAATTCTTTCCATGATATACACTAATGCTAGTTTAGTCATATCAGCAGAACTACCTTGAATTGGAGTGTTCTTACTTGCTCTTTCTATTGATCCCAGTTCCATAAAGTTTTCTTTTTCAGAATACATTTTAGGGGTCCAAGTATCAAAGAATCGTTTACGTTTAAACGGAGCAAATGTTGTAATGTACCCATTCTTTTTTCCAAACTCACCAAGTCCATTAAGAAACTTTTCAATCTTTGGGAATGCTTTAAAGTATTTACTAATTAACTGCTTAGCTTCTTGCTGTGTAGAGTTAATTGTTTCAGATAACTTCTTAGGTCCCATACCATAAGCTAATCCAAAATTAATTGTCTTAACTTGTGTTCTAAGTTTCTTATGTTTTTTGCATTCACATTTTTCTTTTGATTTTATATAAGCGCAATCTGGTTCTGCTGCATCAATCCATTCTTTCCCAAATACTAATTCAGCACATACTGAGTGTAAGTCTTGATTTAATGTAAGAGCTTCTAAGAATACTGGATCATTTGAACCATAAGCAATTACATTTAATTCTTGAGAACTGTAATCGCTAGATACGAATACATAATCTTTAGGAGCTATAAAGCAATTACGATACAGATTAGATGCTGGTATTTGTTGCATATTAGGATCACTGGAAGATACTCGTCCTGTGTCTAATATTTGCTGAAAGTTGGTGTGAATTTTTCCATCTTGTTCTATGAATTTGTTAAAGTTATCTCCAAATGCTGATACTAATTTAGATTTCTCTTTATACTTAATATACAAGTCAACTAATGTTGATTTATACCTATAAGGATTAAGTTTCTTCCCATTAACATCATCAATCTCTGGATAATAAATTTTAAATACTTTAAGTACTTGTGTAGGGCTATCCCAATTAATTGTAGTGTTTTCTACAATGTCTGTATTAAACATATCTAATTGGTTATCTCTATACTTTACTAGTTCAGGTAAGTGATAAGCATGTTTATTTAAAGTGTTTAATGCTTGATTTGCGTCAACCTCATTTGTATTCTTTAACTTATCCCAGGCTACCTTATCTACAATTAAACCTTCATATTCAATCTCTGCAAAGACTCTCGTAACTTTCATCTCTAATTTACAAACATTTGAAAGTCCTTGCATTTCAATGAATTCTAACTGCATATCTCTTACTTTCCCTAAGTACTCTACATCTTTAGCACCATAAACTATTTGGTCAATAGTAAATGGAGATGAAGCTGTATCTGTGAATCTACCACGTATCTCTTTGTTAAGAGTTACATTTAAATATCTTTCTACTACTTTACCAAGGCCGTACCCATAATCTGTTTTCCCACAGTTCAGTACTTTCTCAGCTAAATAAGTATCAAAGATATTGTCAGTCGCTGCATTAAATTTCTTTTTAAGAAACTTATAATCAAACTTAGCATTGTGAAAGATCTTAACATAATTATCTGATTCTAAAAAGATTTTAATTAATTGCTTTTCTCTATCATTAATAGGATTACGACAATCAATAATAAATTGGTGATTATTATCTCCAATTTGTAACATTAATAAATCTTTAGAAACGAAACTAAATCCAGATGTTTCTGTATCCACACCATATACTGTGTTATTAATATTGTTGTGAATATAATCAAACATTGTATTCCATTCAGACTTTACAATATTAGGATGCTCGTATTCGATTAGCGAATCATTAAAGTTAATTAGATGTATCATTAGCTATTTCTTTTATGCTATCGTATTCTTCTTTAACTTGTTTCATCATTTGGATCAATTCAGGGAGCATCCAATAACCTTGTTGTGACATTAATTTAGTAAACAAATCTAAGTGTTTTGTTATTTCAGGCATAGTAGTTTCTTTTACATCCCACAATGTATGAAGAGTGTTACCATGTTCTTTTAATATTACATCAACTAATTGTTTACATAAGTATTTTGTTTTCTTATTGTATATCCATCCTATTTGTTCTACAGCATCAATAGCATGAACTACTTGCATACACCACATAATTAGATTTAATAAATAAATCTTTTGTTCTATTTCTTTATCAAGTTTTTCTGGTTTACTCATTGTTACCTCCTTGTATTCCAGCAAAGTCCGCTACTTCAATTAGTTTATTAGCTAATTTTTTAGCAAGATACTTGACAGCTTTTGGCTCTAATGAATCTAACCATTTATCTTGAGTCTCTTCTGTACAGTCCTCAAAGCAAGTTGGTTCTCTTTTATTGTCTGTATCAAATTGCTCAAAGATGTAAATACCCGATAAGTTTCTTCTTTTCATTTTCATAAACTGTTTTCGTAATTAATGTGGTCTTGTATAATAGTAACCATAGCTTTAGCTACTTTAATATCTAAGTTTTTACCTTGATAGTTAAAGAATGGTTTATTATTGTATTCTGCTAACTTAGTTAATCTCATTAACTCGTTACTTGCATAGGGATCGTTAGCAATCTCTAGCAGTCTTTTCATTTTACTCATATGTTTTATTTTTAATTGTTCGTGATTACTATCTACCTTGCGTTTTTATAAGGTTTTTTAAGTTATATTACAGCAGTCTCTACTCCATCATATAGAGACTTTATTGCTGTAATATAATTCATTCATTCATTGTATGTCAAACGGATGGATAATATTTACTTGCAGCCCCACATCTTTGGCGATGTTTTTCAAGTTGTCATCAAAGTGACAATAGGTTTACAGATTATATCCCGTCTAGAATGGACATAATCAACTGCAAGATTTGGTTCCCCTGCAAGGTTTCGCTCCTTGCTATGAACTCAGTTACAGGGGATTTGAACTATTAGTTAAATAGTTCTCCAGTGTTTAAGTCAACACCTGCAGGGATTCCCTTGCTTGTAGTTGTCGTAACATCTGCTTCCAAGAATGTATGTACTGCTTTGTCAAACACAACTTGTGTGTTAGCAAATACATACATACCTTGGTGAGTAATAAAAGCACCATCCTTACCTTTACGCTTTGCAGCAGTTTGTAAGTTAGCAGCTTGATACTCAGTTGGAGTAACTGTTTCTGTAATTTGCACTTTCAAATAATGAGTAGTACCATTTACATTAACGATAGGATTAAGAACATTAAGTTCTAATACCTCATTTCCAAGTTGGTCTGTGCTCCAATCTGCATCATCAGAGAAATCTACTCCGAGCAATTTGGATGCGTCTTTAGACTCAGCTGTGAGCCACGCACGACGAGCTTTACCTCCAGAATTAAAACGATCATCAGACTTATTGAATAATCCCAATGGATTAACAACACGTCCGTTGTCGATTAGTTCTGCAAACTCGATTTGGATTTTGTTACCTTTAACTTTACGTGCTTGTAACATTAGCACTTGACCTGCTGTTAGAGAACTCAAGTCTCCTGAATTGATTGTGTTTTTCATTTTGTTAAATGATTTTAAACGGTTTTTTTGTTCTCTGTTTTGTTAATTAAAAACAAACTGTAGGACAGAGATTAACCTACAGTTTGTTTTATATTTTAATTAAATGATATCTAAGTTTTCTGTTTTAGATATCAATGTTAATTTATTTACATTTACCCATTCAGTATTTACACTTGGACCAGTTTTATACATTCTGATATATTCAACTTCATATTGATCCTCAGAATATACATTAACATTGATTATTTTACATAATCCCATATCTCTATATTCTGATTTATCACTTTCTGAACTGTAATCATAAACTCGTTCAGTAGATACACACTCATCTCCAATAGCAAATTTTGCTTCTGGAGAATTACCTGTTAAGGCACTCATAAATATACCACCAATGGTATCTTTAAAAATGCCATAGCCTACTACAGCTTCAATAAATGCTTCCGCTTTTGTAGATCCATCTGTTAATGACAATAAATATTGTCCAATTTGATCAGCATCTACTGATACTCTTACTTCTTTGTTAAACTTTTTCATTTGTTTTTAAATGTTTAAATTGTTTATTAATTAATGATTTACCCATCTGCATTTATAGAGGCTTTGGACTCTTATTGTATTTCTACAATAGCTGCATTAGTAAAACAGAGATTAACTCTGTTTAATATATTATAGGTCAGGATCATAATCCATAAAGTCTTCTTCATATGCTTTACGGTCACGTTCAGCATAATAATCATCCATCTGTTCTTTGTGTTTTTTATGTATATCAATAAAGAATTGCATATTATAATGCCACACTTCTGTTAACTCTTGATATGTCCAACATTTTGAACCATCATATTCATAACGATCTGACCAACTACCATCTACAAACCATATCTTACCGAATAGATGTTGAGTACCATATCCATCATCATACTCGACATCAAGATCTTCTATAAACTTGGTATATTCTTCATCAGTAAAACCTTCACGTAAGTTAAAGATTTTAATATATTCAGGATTTAATCCATACCCTTCGTTATCTATCATAATAGTTACTGCTTTAACATCAGGTAAATGCATAATGTGATTTAAAAATTCTGCTTGTGCGTTCATTTGATTTATTTTTTAATTTATTTTAAATGATTTTAAATGTTAAAATGAAAGCGTGACATTATATCACACTTTCATTTGTTTGGCTATGATTATTCACCGAATTCAATGGCGACATAACCTAATGTGCAGATTAGTGCAATAACTGCATTCAGTACTCCACAAGCACCCATTACCAATTGGAAATAAGTGTCTGTTGAAAACGTGACTATCATGCCCATAGTTGGTATGAACATGAAACTTGCACAAGCTACCAACAAAATGCTGATGATAGCTACAAAACTGTTTTTTAAGTTTTTCATTTGTTAAATGAGGTTTAGTTAGCACTCAATTTTATAGACTTGAGTGTTTAAGTCTGCTCTTTTTATAGCAACGAGCTCGCTATTGGTTACACACTCTACACCATTGCTAATGTAGAAGTAAAGAAAGTTTTGTTCTTCCATTTTTTATTTGTTTTTGATTAATGATAATATTAAATGTAGGGGATTGCTCCCCCACATTTTAATGATTCAAATAACACCTATTCATAAGAAGCATCAATTGCTTTATATCTAGGCGTCATTACAGTACTCAACATGATCTCTTCAGGTGTCAACACTGAACCTTTCAAGATACTAGTAAGAATGCTTGGGCTAAAACCAGATACTAAACCAGTGTTAGGTGTATCACACTTAACAGGTACATTACCTTGTCTACCATTAACATTCCAGAAGATTATTCCTGGTACAGAATATCCAGCATCAGCATACTGTTTGCTTATAGCATCATAGTTAGTCATACCACCTGCTTGGTCAAACTCCATGTCACTGATAATCAATACCTTAGTAGGCATCTCTTCATGTGACACTTCATGTTCAACAGCACGGTGTAAGATAACTTCAAATGCTTTCTGCAAATTAGTACTCATACCCCAACGTGCACCTTGTAAACAGTAAACTCTCTCTTGAAGATTGTTACCTGTAATACGGTGAAA